CAAGATCTTTGAGCTTTAGCAGCAATTTTTAAACCTCTTTCATCAGTGAAAGCGTTGATATCAATCATTGCTTGTTCTAATGAAGTTTCGTTTAAGTCCGCAGCAGTTGCTAAAGTATTACTGAAAGATCCAGCAATAGTTGTATGCCCAGTGTTAAATAAAGTAACACCGTCACCTGAATTAAATGTTCCTCCAGGTAGACCATTATTCAATGGTGCAGCTGCTTTTACTTGCTTAGTTTGAGCCATAGATCTTGCTAAAGCTTTTGTGTATCTAGAAGCAAGTCTGTCATACAAGTTGTCTTCAATAGCTTCCTCAGTGATAGCAAAAGCGAGAGCAATTGTCTCGTTAGTGTATCTTGCTGTGAAAGTCTCTTGAGCTTGATCAAACTTAACAGCTGAACCTTCTGGTTTAACTGATGCTTGAGCAAAACCTGATAACATTACTTCTTCTTCAAAAGCTCTGTCAGATGACTCTGTTGTGTATATTTGAGTATGTTCTTGATCATACTGCTTATACTCCAGGCCGAACAAGGCGTTCAAACCCGGCTCTAGTTCTTTAACTAGTTGATTACGTGATATAGCCATAGTTATTCCTCCTTATATCCCTGCTCTCTGAGTGTTGTTTCCAACCAAGATGTGTTCTCTGATTTGAACTCTAAGGGCAAAACCCTCTTCAGTAGTATCAGAGTGATCTGGATCTCTTGAAACACCCATGATGAACAATTGAGCCTGTGTGTTCGCTGTTGTAGCCGAAATTTTTGATCTCGAAATAAACAACGGTGATGTTCCATTTGCAAACACTTGGTCTGCACAGTGTCCAACTTCATTTGCATTGAACGCTGTATCAGCAGACATAACTTCATACATCTGCATAGGATCATCATTTACAAAACCAACAATATCAGTTGCAGCATTACTTGCAGCTAAAAAGTTGGCAAACGTTGGTTTACTAGTCGTAGCGTCAGTAAAAAACACTCCATTCAGTACACCCAGATTATTAGTATCTGTGTTTCCTGAAGAAAGTATTACTCCATCTGCAGTTAATTGCACCATTGCTGCGTGCGAGATTAAAGCAGAAGAAGCCGCAATGTTGTACTCAGAGAGTCCTTCATTGTTGTAATTCTGACCGACTTTTTTAATGGGTCTAAAACCGAACCCAGTAGTTGACGCGTTAGCCATATTGTTTCTCCTTATGTACCTGCCCTTGCGGGCCTCCAGTACGGTTAACTATTTCGCTGGGTTTGAATTGTTAAAAAATTAACTTTTCTTGCCACCGAAGGTTGTACGAGATTGTCTATCAATATCGATAGGCATTCCCTTATGCTGTTCCTTCAGTAGATCGTTGTCAATTGCCGTCATTTGATCCTGCGCCTGTCTCATGTAATAGTCAGTACGCTGTCTCGCGATCTCTTCTGGTACCCTAGTCAGCACTAGGCCTCCGTGCCCGATCACCCCTGCGTATTTGCCGTCTTGGACTATTGGGAAGTCTTCTTCAGGATATTCGTCAGCTCTAACTAATTCGTATCCAGATCTTAATCGACCTTGTACGTTTTTAGTGTCTACGAACCCTAGGATTTCTACCCTGACCCATCTGTGTCTGAATCCTTCTGGCGCGTTGGGCGTATCTAAGTACGATGGTGGAGTCCAAACTTTTGGTCTTGCTTTTGGCTTAACCGCTTTAGCTTGTGATTGTACTTTTGTCGAATCACTCTGCTTAGCTTGGCTCGCACGAGTTGGTTTATTCTTTTCCATATGCCTATACCTCCTTCGTGTTCATAAGTTGTTTCGCATACTCTTCCAATGGCACACCTAATTTTCTAGCAATTGCTACTTGAGAAGATGTGAGTCTCACACTTTTGCGACCAGTCTTTGAACTACGCGTTGCAGAGGCAACGTTTTGTGTAGGTTTACTAGTCTGTTTTTCTACAGATGTATCAAATTTATGCGGAAATTCAAGTCTTATTCTTTTATCAATTTCAGCATAATAATCGTCTGATTTAGGGTCATACCCCTCTTCCTCTGTAAGTTTTCTATGTAAATCAAATGCAGTGTAAGTCATTGCATTATCTTTACCAAACCAATCATTTTTTTCTGCCCATGCTTCTGCCTTTGGATCAGGTGCAGTTGGACGTGTTGGTTGTTTTACTTGCGGTTGATCTTTAGCAGCTTTTTCTTGCATTTGTTGTGCAGTCTTCAGTTCTGCTAATTTACCCTGCTCATAACCAAGTTGAGAGATAGCAGTTAATGCTTCTACCTCTGCTTTTGAATCTTGAGATTCTCTGGCAGCGGCTAACTTAGCTTGAGCTGCAGCAAGAGATGATGATATTCTACCTTCCATCTCTGTTGCATAATTTTTATCTAACGATGTGGCTTGAGTTTTAAATTCATCTCGTTCTTTCTTAACACTCTCAGCATAACGTAAAGCCTCTTCTTTTTGTCTTTCAGCTTCACGCATTTTTTTAGTTAGTTTAGCTATTCTTTTTTTGACTCCTTCAGAATATTCTTCAACTTCCCTAGTGTTACTTTGTTGTTTATCACTCCCTTTTTCATCAGTTGTCTGTTCAGTCTTGTTCTCTTCCACTCGAACATCAGACTGCTGATCAGATTCCTTAGATGAATCATCGGCGCTACCACCGTCTTCCAACTTTGTTTCACGTTCATTTTCATATGTTTTGTCCTCTTCATTTTTAGTTTTATCTTCTGGCAGTTCTATATCAACACTAGGACCTGACGTGTCGATATCAACTGTATCTTTTTGTTTTTCTTCTTCTGGCATAGTTTCTCCTTATCTATGTTAAAATTCGTGGAATATATCTTCAGGGTTTTCCACGGTCGCTAAAACTTCATCATCATTAAGAAGTCTTATCTCACCCCCATCTATTTTAATTCGTGACCCGGCATATCTTGCAAAGATAATCCAATCACCTTTCTTGCACCAGGGACCCTCTGGATATCTTTCTTTGTCATAGCAGTGTGGGCCCATGTCTAAAACTAAACCACAAGTTGATGCTACTTGTGATCGTTCTACTGTTTCATCTGCTAGTAATATTCCACCTTTTGTTTTTTCTTTTTGTTTAAAAGGTAAAACTAATATTCTCCAACCTGTTGGTTTGGGTAATTTTGACGTGTCTGATTTTTCTAATCCGACCAAATTTTTATTTGGTAGGTGTATCTTTGTTTTTGATACTGATGACTGTTCCTTCATTTTCCGTTTGCTCCTTTTTATTTAGCAGGGTGGATATTTCCTGATTTAAATATTGATACGTTCGTATCTGCCCTAACATATACTGGTATTTTTCCATGTTGTCAACACCCCCAGAAACCATAGCAGATACAACATCATCATGTCTCATTTTTATAATTCTTTTAATTTTACTCACAAAACTCATATCATCCATTATCTTTCTCCTAATTGTTTTTTATATTTATGCACTCGGTTACGTGCCTTACGTTCGAGTGTTTTGTCTTTTTTCTTTAATGCAGTTCCGACATCACGTCTAGCTTTCATTAAATTTTTTACCAACCTAGTTTTTTTAGGTCCCTTGGGTAAATCTGAAACTCTATACAATCTACCTTTAAACTTTCTTCGTTTTTCTGATGGCATCTTTGCCTTTTTTAAATATAGCAGCTACTTTGTTTTTACCCATAACTTTGGCTCGCTGTTCTCCAACCGTTAAAATTTGAATTTTCCTAGCAAACGGTTTACTAATTTTTTTAACCTTCGCCACTGTCTTACGCGCATCCGTTGGCGTCGCGAACTTGATGCTAACAGTGTCACGAGGGTTTTCGTCAGTATAAAGTCTCCGACCATATTTTTTACCAGGATGCTTACCCGTTCCTTTTTTTGGATCTGCCACCAATAACTCCTTTCAAAGTTTTTGCTTGTTTTGCGTGTAACTTAGAGGCTTTTTTTAAACCTTTAATTACACCTTTAATTGCTTTTCTTTTTTTCATTTTTTCTCCTTATATTTTTCTTGCCAATATTTAGCTCTTTCCAATCTTCTAACTCTATAATCTAGTTTGTCTAGGCCTAATATTTTTTTAATAAAATTTATCATAGTTTAAATGCTTGTAGTTCTTTTAATTTTTCTTGTGCGTCTACAATTTTTTGCATAAGTTTATCTATCTCCTCTAAATGTTGTGGGTGTTCTCCAATACCCACAGAGTGATCTAAATAAATTTTTATTGTTGCGTCTGCTTCTGATATTTGTGCTTGATATTTATCTTCTAGTGCTTGTAGTATTGCTTGCCTTAACATTTCCACCTTCTTCTAGCCTGACGTAGTCTAGAATTAGGATCTCTTGCAGCTTTAGGAAATTTTTTCATTTGTCCGGCGCTTCTTGCGCAGAAAGACTTACGTCTTTTCGCAGCTTTAGATCCAGGTTTTACTTTACCCGTCACGGCTGTTTTTAGTTTTGAACCAGGATTCATTCTTCTATAGGCAGCGACCCCGGCCTTTGTCATGCCTGCGCCCGACTTAGTCGAACGAAAGTTTTTTTTATTTCTAGCAGGCATCTTGTCTTGCTTTCTCATTAGGCAAGACCCCCCATGCTCATGCTTTTTCTTTTTGTAAATGTTTTAACGTTTGTTGGTTTTGGTCCCACATTGGCAGCTGCCCGTTTCCTTGCAACGGCAGATCTTCTTTGCCCTTCTGACATACGTCTTGCTTTTGCAAGTGGGACACACTTGGGATACTTCCTCTTCGCGTCCTTCTTCTGTTTTGAACGGCCACACTTTGCGAAGGATCCATCTTTTCGCTTGCTCCCAATATCTACCCATTTTTGTTTGAACCATTTATCCAGACCATTTTTAGCCATATTATTAAATTATTTTAGTTTTTTTCTTTCGATTTGACATGATCGCACCGCAACCTTTAGCCACGAAACCACCATTTTTATAACCTCGGTTGGGTCTATTAAGTTCACCCATCAAACCACCTTCGGCTTTGCTTCCTCTAAAATCTTTTCTTTTTAATCCAGAGGGATCTTTAATTTTACCCGCACAAATTTTGCTAGCATATGCGTTCGCGTATGCACTGGGATATACCTTAAATTTTCTCTTCGCCGCTGCTTTTCCTCTAGGACATAATTTTGTCATTATCTTTTCCTCGCCGTTTGTGCAGCTCTTTTAAAATTAGCTGCGGTGGGTGCACCCTTTGCACCCTTCTTACGCATCTTACCACCACGTTTACGTTTAGCATGAATGTTTGCATACAAACCTTTTCCTGCCATTATTTTTTCCTTTTCTTAGCAAGTCCACCTTTCTTCATAAAGCCCATTTTATTTCTAACAGCTTTAGGAAGTTTACGAAGACCTTTTCCTTTTTTACCTTTAGGTACTGGTTTCATTTTTTTCTCCTCTTGCTTATTCCAGCTTCAGAAAGAGCGATCGCAATCGCTTGCTTTCTGTTTTTTACTTTTTTCTTAGAACCGCCAATGTTGAGTTTACCTTTTTTAAACTCACGCATAACTTTTCTAACTTTTTTCTGGCCTTTCACTATCTATTAATCTTTCCAGATTTTTTAGCTTTAGAACCAAATCTTCCATAAGACTCGTCTCTAGAAGCTTTTAATTGCTTCTTAGTTCTTTTCTTACGAATTCTCATAGCAATAGACTCATCTTTTCTTGCTTTGTAACCTTGTTTCTTCTTACCGACTTTACCGCCTTTTTTCATAGCGCCTCTGTCCATAAGCTCAGTTGGCATTCTTTTGGATTTCATGTTCATTCCTTGTCCACGCGAATACATCATGTCTCCAGTTCTGCCACCCATTCCGCCGCCTCTCATTTTTTTTCGGCCGACTTGTCCTCTAGGTTGAGCAACTTGTGTGTTAAATCTAAAATTAGGCATTATTTTTTTCCTCCATTTCTAAAAATTTGTGTACCCTTTATACCATATATCGACGCCACGACAAGGATCCACAGGTTGGTGAACCATGACGGGAGCTGCGAGAACATCTCGAAAAATAATTTCACTTTGTCCATCGCTGTTGGGTCATCTGAGATAACCGCATATGCGAGCACCAACACGGGCAAACTGAGAATTACGAGAACTGCCTCGTCCTTCCAGTCTGACTGTCTAGCCTCTAGCAATTTACCCTGGTACTGCTCCTCGCCCCGGGCCATTTTCTCGGCATGCATAAGTTGTGCATCCGACATTGCCATTTTCGTTCTCTGCTTGTTAGCATAAATCTTACTTCCAGCAGAAACGGCTAATTTAATCGCCGATAACCACATGATTTAGTACCAAGTAGCTTTCACCGGTTTTTTATCCGGTCTAATTCTTCTTGTTCCTTTTACATCCACAGTCTGTGACTCGTTTGGCATAGTAGTTTCGATAACGATACCACCTTTTTGCATGCCATCCTTGTCTGCACCCAACTCTGGAGTAATTTTTGGATCTTTTACGTTATTTTTTTTCATAGTTTCTCCTTATACTATCTTTTTGGACCTTTCAAGATCTCTACATCAGCCATTTTGAATAAATCGTTCTGAATTTTAGCTGTTTGAGACATTGCTTGCTTTGTTAATGATGTACTTGCTCGTAAATTTGCTAATTCTTCATTTTGTTCGAGCTTTTCATCAAACTGTTGTTGCCCCATTAGCTGTTTTGAACGATCCAAATCAATTTTTTCTTGATCTTGTTCACGTTTCATACTTTCATTCAACGCTCTGAGGTCTAATTCTCTTGCTTTTAGTTGTGCAACTGGATCATTTCCGAATGCACCCATAATTTCTTGCTCTTCTTGTCTAAATTCTCTCATCATTTCAGCAATTAATTTTGATTTTCTTGATTCCATTTGAGTTGTAAGCGTTAAAATCTGTTGTTGCACTTGTGGATCTTGTTGCAGCTGTGGGTTTATTTGAATTGCTTGTTGTAATTGTGCAATTTGTTGTATCTCTTGTGCAAATTCTAACTCTAGTTGCTCTTGTGCCATCAAAGAAATGTGTTCAAAAATATTTTTTTCTAACGATGCGGTGATAACCGGATTATTTTTTGCCATATTCATAGCCATAAAATTTAAGTGGGCTGTAATGTGTGCTCTGTGGTCTTGACCTTTGAATGCTTGAAATGGTTTTCCTGTCATTGCCATGATGTTTTCTGCAGCAGGATCCATTGGCATTGGTTGTTGTGGTGGCGGCAATACTTGATCTATATTTTTTACACCGATTGCTTCGTACATGTCTCTGTACGCTTCGTATAAATTATGTATTTGTGGATTAGACATTGCTAATTGTAACTCTGTTTGTGCTAAACTTATTCTTTGTGATTGTGAAAATATATTTGGATCAGCAACAGGTATAATATCTATCTTGTCATCAAAGTCTGTAAGTTTTACTGTTCGTTGAGCGCCCACGACATCGTAAGGATACTCTGCTGGTAAATAAGTTTTAAATACCCCAGCTAATAATTGAAACTCTTGTTTCATCGCCACATACATTCTTTTGTGTATGGCTGACATGACTCTTGAACCACGTTCTAACAGAGCTATGGTCGTACCAACAGCTGCCTGCTGGTTGCCGTCACCGACCTGCATGTCAGCTATGGCGGCAAATCGTTGTCCTGCCTGAACTACAATTCCCATCAATTGCAATAAAGTCTGTGATGGTTCTTTAAAAGGTAAAGGCATAAATGCATCTCTGATGTTTCCACCAGGTGCATCCACATCTCTAAACTCTCCAGGTTGGATTGAATTTGCTTCGTCTCTAACACGAATACCTCGTTGTTTGAAACCTGCAGGCATGTTTGAAAAAGTGCCTGCATCTATTAGCTGTCTTAATGCGTTAGTCGCTGTTCTTGATAAGCCACCAATCATGTGTATTAAACCAAAGCCATAAAAACCTAGACCAGGTAAAAATTTAAAATGAACAAAATATTCTATTTTATTTTTTAATGGATCGTTAGGTTGATAATTTCTTCGGATGGATAACACTTCTCTGCTACCTGCATCGAGTGTTACAATGTAAGGAAGTTTGATACCTGTCATGTCTCCAGCACTATCTTTGTCTTCAAAACCTTCTAGATCTAAATTCATGTGAAACTCTAAAATAGTAAAGATATCATCATCCCTAGTTTTCTTGACACCCTCTAACTCTCTTTCTTTTTTTTCTACTTCTGATTCTTGAGAATAGCCGGGTGTAATTTCTATATCTCTATAAAAACCTGAAACTTGTTTTTTTCTTAAATCATTTTCTGACATTTTTAATTTGTGTACAACTGCCTCTGCATCTTCAATAGATGTTGCAGTGTACGGAACTATCAAATCATCAGCTGGTACAAACTTTGAGACAGCTCTGCCTAAGAGCTCGTCATAATAGACTTTCTTGAAGGCAGAGCCACTAAGAGGGAGATAAAAAAGCATTTGATCGAACTCGGGTTCATACTCTTTCATCACATTCATGAGCTGATAGTTCATGAAGTTTTTTACTCTAACAGATTGATCTTCTTTCTGTCTGCTCGGTGCACCCATAGTTTGAGTGTGCACTGGTCCATTCGCTGGAAGTAATTCTTTGTAAGCCTGTGCTTGAAACTGTGTAACAGCTTCACCTAATACTGGGTGTGTTACACCACTTGCATTTTGAAACGGTTGTGTTCTATTTTCATATTTAAAACCAAGAAGATCTAAACCTTTTGTATAACTATCTTCCCAATCTTTTCTAGATGTTTTGTAGTTTTCATAATTCTCGTAAATTTCAGACCCTAATCTACCTAAAAGTTCTTCTGGTAAAAGATCTGCTAAATTATCAAAGTGTGTTGCAGTGCCCGGTTGATTGACAGCTTCTGGATCAAAATTAATTTCAACGGAACCATCTTCTTGCTCCTCAATTTTTACATCTTCAGGACCAACTTGTTCTTGAATTTTTTGTTCCGTAGCTACTTCTAATTCTTTTTCGCTAGGCGTTTTTATTGTTTGCTCTACGTTTGGAAGAGCTTTGTCTATTTCTGCCATTTATTTTCTCCGAGTTCCGAACCACTATAGTCGGTTTATAAGGAACATTCAACCCTTGTGGGTTGGGTCCTCTGAGTGGTGGAATTGTTCTAGTTAATCGTTTTATCATCTATTTTCACCACCACCAAATGTTTTAGTAAAACTTATAAAAGCCCCTGGATCTTTCATAAGTCCCTCTTTTGTTATGCCTACGCCATAGTTAAGATTGCCCCCAAATAAAGGCGTTGAACCACCAAAACTTAATTCGGGATTAAGATCTATATCATCAGGATTTATAAAATCACTAAATCGTTGTCTAAGATTTAATAAGCCATAATTAGTGGGTAAACTAAAATCTATAAATTTAGGCACACCAACATCAAAAAATTGATCCTTTCCAATGTTTACTGTAAATTTATCAAAAAGAGGAACAGTATTTTTTGGTGGTGAGATATTTGTGGGTTTATCATCTCTTGAATCATCTCTACCTATTGGACCACCTGGTCTGTCGGGGTTAGCAGATCTATCAAAAGATTTAGTAGAAGCATCCATGCCGCCACCTTGAAAACCTACTCTGCCACCATTTTTAAGTCCCATGATTCCTTCTTCTTCCACAGACTCAACATCTAAATTTCTATCTTTGTAATCAGAATATTTTTTAGCTAACTCTGGACCAAGAAAATATGCAATACCTAATTCTTCACCCTCTAGTCCTTCATCTTTTGCTTTTGCAACATCCGATACACCAAGTGCAACACCAACTGCTCCTACAAACGGAATGAATGGTGCAACAGCTCTAATTGTCCCTTTGCCAAGACCTTTTAAGATTGTACTAGTTGGAATATCAATATCTTTTATTTTATTAATTTTTGATTCTATGGGAACTTTTTTAAGTTCATCCCGCACATAAGTTTTAGATGGATAACTTGTTGGATCTAAGTTATCATAATTTTTTAACTTAGCTGTAAATGCTTTAAACTCGTCTCTTAACAAAGCATCCTCTGGTCTATCTATTTTAGATGCAGTTGTAATTCCAGGAAGAGTTTTTAATTTTTCAATATTGGATATTTTTTTCTCAAAAGTTTTTCTTTCTTTTCCTGTCATGTCTCTAAAAATTTTATCTTCTCCCTCTATACCTGCAAAAGTTTTTTTAAAGTTTCCACCTTTTTTTAAAAACTCTCCTGTATCAGGATTAACTTTAAAATAACCAATCGTGCCTTTAAAATTTTTCCCTAAATTTTTAACAGCTGTTTCACTATTCTTTTTTGCTAATGCATTTAATTCTAATATTTTTTTCTTATAACCCTCTGGTTTATTTTTAATTAATAACTCTTGCTCCTCTGCAATTGTTTGTCCAACTCTATTATAACCCTCTAATGCTCTATTCATTTTTGCATCAATTACACCAGTTGATTTTGTGCCTGGAGGAGCGCTTTTAATAATGGGAAATATGTGACTAAAATTTTTTCCTATCTCTTTACCACCTCTGATAGAAATTTCTCCACCTTGTGCTATTTTTATTTTTTTAGCTCTTTTAATATTTTCTAGATTAGGTTCTTTAAATTTTCTTTTACCTTCAAATTTAAATTTTAGTCCAGGTCTTTCTGTTTCTTTTCTAGTTAAAATTTTTATTTTGTTTAACTTACCTTCACCTCTAAAATCTTTTTTAGTCCAGTTATCAGGATAACTATCAATGATAGCTTGTATCTCTTCATCTGTTCTAAGTATAAATTGATTACTACCTAAAGGATTTCTATTAAAAGAGGTGGCCATTTAGACCTCCAGTAATTTCGACAAACCACCTTCTGCGAGGGATATAACTTTTTTCTCTTTAACAACTTCTTCTGTTTCTACTGGAGCTTTTGCTTCACCAGCGAAAGCCGCTGATCTAAACTGTTCAAAAGACATTGGTTCTAATCCTTGTTCTAACATATCGAAAACATATTTTTCATATTCTTCAACTAACAACGGATCTCTTTCAGCCACTGTCATATCTTTTTTAGGACGATCTGCAACTAACATTGCTTCATCAGTTGCCATGATACCTTCTTTTGGTTTGGATGATTTACCAAACGTCATATCTAAAAATTCCATCATGTCAGAGATTTCTTGTAAACTCATTGTATCTAACTTATCTTTCACACCCTCGTAACTTGACGGGTATTCTTTCTTCATCATTTCTATAAGTGTTTCTTTATCCATACTAATAATACTCCAACTGTCGTTTTATAATCGGCTCATCTTTTTCATCCTCTGGATGACGAATTAAACCGCCTTGTCGTATTCTCATCAACGCCTGTGTTGTGCTATCAACATAGTCATCATGGTCCCCATGTGGAAACGCTGCACATTCTTCGACCACTTCTTGCGCAAAGTGTTCATGCATAGGAGCCCAAACTTTTCCGCTTTCAAAAAGCGGAGATATTGAGTTTACTCTCGCTTGTTTATCATTTCCACGGCTCGGTGTAAAGTTAATTACAGGTATCCCCATTCTTCTTAATTCTGATGTTAACGGTATCCCCGATGCCTTGGCCTCGATTAAAACTGAGTCAGGCCTCCAAAATAGATACTCTTCATGAGCCACCCTACGTAATTCAGGAAACTCGAACCTATCTTTGAAAGCATTTAATAATATAATATTATAGCCATTGTCTTCATCTTCAAAAACTCCCCATGTAGTTATCGCACTAAAGTCGGCTGTTTCTCTTTTTAAAAATGCTGTATCGTAACTTTGGATAATATAATCTACACGAGGTGGATTTTTACCTTCCCAGTTTTGCCACCACTCTCGTTTTATAATAGCTCCTTCTTCTGCTGTTGGCTGTTGCATATATTGTGCATTCCAGTTTGAAACAGGAATAGATGCTTTTGTTTTTTCTAATTCATCTTGGGTCCAATACTCTGGCCACACAGGTTTACCACTTGGTAACAATGCTGGCAGTTCAACAACTTCCCATTGATCAGAGTCATTTTCTCCCTGAGCCCTGATTAATTGTCCAGTTAGATCTTTGGTATTCCACCGTGTCATGACGATAACGATTCGTCCGCCTGGTTGTAAACGTTGACGTGGACCTGATGTATACCAGTTCCATGCTTTCTCGAAAGACTTACTATCTTTTCTAATATCTTGTTCTTTGTGTGGATCATCGATGATTAGTAGATCAGCACCACGACCTGTTATTGCTCCACCAACACCGGCAGCGAAATATTCTCCTCCCTGTTCCGTTTTCCATTTACCAGCGGCTTGAGAGTCTTCTTGCAGTCTCGTATCAAACAGTTCCCGGTATCGGGGCTCATCGACCAGGTTTTTTGTTTTACGTCCGAAGTCGACAGCTAGATCAGCCGTGTGAGTTGCTTGAATAATCTTTAATCGGGGATCACGGCCAACCATCCATGCCGGAAGTAAGTATGAGGCAAACTCCGACTTTGTGTGTCTTGGCGGCATGTTGATGATTAGACGTTTTATTTTGCCAGAGGCAAGTTCGTTAAATTTTTTATTAATAATTTTGTGATGTGAACCTTCGATAAACTCAGGCCAAACATATTTCACAAAACTTAAAAAGTTGTTTTCTATTCTTGGTTTGGCTTTTGCTAGTTCCAGACTTCTTTCCAATTCCAAAAGTCTTTCACTTTCTTCTTTGGTCAATCCGTCAAAATTTTTTGAAAAATTTTTTTCATTAGACATATGTAAATTTATTTTCAAAACCTTTACCATAACTATGTGAATTCGACAATATATACGCTGTCTGGGACCCCTTTGCGTAGAAAGGGGGGTCGATGTTTATAAATACAATAAAAACGTCGACCGGTCTGGTACCTCTATGGGTGGGCCCGCCCGTGCACAAGCCCCCCACGGCGCGGCCCATTTTGGACACTGTTGCATATTTACAATATTGACTGTGGTTTTTATGCCAGGATTCCTGGAGCTATGCAGTTTTTGCATGGGATATTCTGGGAAAGGGTATGCAATTATTGCATGGGATATTATAGGATTATAAATAAAAAAACCGGGGCGCATTTCTGCGCCCCGGTTCAGGATACACTATGGAAAGTGTTCGGTTAAAATAAAGTGAGTTGTTTGTCCTCTACTTCATCTGTTAATACTAATGGTTCAGCCTCAAACAGTACCGCGTGAAACTCTACATTATTTTTAGTATTAATTAAATTATGGGCCTCAATTAGTTTAGTAGCCTGTTCATAAGTCTTAGCAGTTCCTACTACTGAAAAAATTGAGGGCTGACTTCCCCATGTCTCTTTTTTAATTATTAGATGCATGTTTATTTTCCTCCTTATTTTTTTTAAACGATTTAGCCAACTGTTCATTTAAGAATAGTTGTCGATCAATTTCTCTGATCCTCATTTCACTATGAAGCCATAGAGCGAAACCAGATCCCATCAAAATTAATCCTAGGTATAAGATTATATTCCAATCCATATACTTATCCTGCCTTTCTATTTATGTTGATTGACATCTTAACGGGTCTAGTTGCGCACCTGTAATTATTTCTGAAGGTGTCATAATAGATAACGTACTTTGATGTTGAAGTACATTTATTGTCCCATAAGAAAGTTCTAGTTATAAACTTACCATACTTCTTAGCATAGTAACTTATAAGACCAGTTGTGCCTTCCTTAATATTTATTTCTTTCTGTTTCATATATCCTTTCTGCTATACCTGGGATATTATATGATACCCCAGGCATTGTCAATAGTTAATTTAAATTATTTTCTATTGATTTTATGTTATTGTGCCATGTGAGCCCGATAACCTTAAAATGTTTATTCAGGTTCTCAATTAATTCACCTGGCAACCCGCTTTCCATGACGGTAGATATAGCGTCCTCTTTTAGCTGTCTAAGTCTGACAAGTTTTTTGCCGTCCTTAGTTTTTTCAGCTTCGCGTTCAGCGAGATCCTGGGCCCAGTTTCTTATTTGGTCCAGGCACCTTTCCGCGGTGATGTCTTTTATGTCATCACGGTCCATGGCTCTTGTAAAATGATAATCCAATTTAGATTTCATTTTATCCGTTGTAGCGGATCTATTAAAAAATGTGGCCAGCATTTTCTTTTTTTCAAAAATCTGATCCTCCATTTCTTGTAGCTCCTCAATGTCAGCTGAGATATCTAATTTATCAGCCAGCTTTTTTTCTGCGCTTGCTGTCATATCTGCAACTGTTTTTCTTAATGTCAAATTGGCTTCATCTATTAAAGGTTCAAATTTCTGTTGGACCTTTCTTTTAAAATGTTCCAATTGATACTTGGTCATTGCTTTCATAACTTATCCTTTCTGTTAATTATTTTTATAAACTACTTGACAAACATTGTCAATAGGATTATATGGGATTATAGGCTCCTGGGCATGAGCCTTAATAATAAAGGCCCACTGATCCCGGGCTCTATGGGGCTGAGACGCAGGATTCCTGAGACGGCTCAATACTAGTGCGTCGCCGAATAACTGTAGGGCCCGGGATCAGTCCACAAACTCGCTGGAGACGAAACCAGCGGGGCTGATCCCTGGTCCGAACATCGCTAGCGCCTTAGTGCAAGGAATTACTGGAGCACTCGGACCTGGGATCAGATTTGGTCGAGACATACAATAGTATTAAATGTCTGGGTATGGTCCAGACATCAACCAAAACTGGTCAGGGAGTTCGTTTGTCCCTGGTGATGGCTGTAACCGAAGCGGCGACCAGCAGGAAGCGCGTAAGACCTGCATACCTGGAAGGTTAATAATAAAACTAGCAACAGCCGGATTAGCTGGCTCTGTTGAAAGAGAACAGAGAGAAGCCGCCTGCGGGCGGCCTTGCCAGCTGATCCTATTTTTTTTTTTTTTTTTTTTTTTTTTTTGGGTGGGCCCGCCCACAAGCAAGCCCCCCCCCAGTTTAGAATGATTCTAAACTAACAGGCTTGACAAGTCCGCAAGCATGGGATATTATGGGAGATAGAAAGTTATGAATATATTGAAAGCAAAAGAAATTACAGGCAGCCTCTCAAAGCCTTCCAAGATGCCGGGGTGGTCTTATGGTTTACCGGCTAAGGAATGCAAAACCGGGAGCAAGCTCCGAAAGGTTGAGGGCTCAACCTGTTACAATTGTTATGCATTAAAAGGCTGTTATGTTTTTAAAGTTGTGCAAGATGCGCAATACTACAGATTAAAAGCAATACGCCACCCGCACTGGGTCCCGGCCATGGTTATGCAAATAAATAATAAACGATCTAAAGAATTTAGGTGGCACGATTCCGGAGATGTACAAGATTTAAAACACTTATTAAAAATTTTTAAAGTTTGTAAGTTAACGCCAAAGATTCAACACTGGATGCCGACCCGGGAGGCGTGGGTTAAACCATTTATAAAAATAGCTCCTAAAAATTTATGTATTCGTTACAGCGTCCCGATGAACGACCAGCCACCGATTAAAAGCTGGCCCAATGTTTCAACAGTAATAACAAAAGACGCGCCCTGGTTCGGGGCCACTTCTCAAGTCTGTCCAGCTCCAAAGCAAGATAATAAATGTTTAGATTGCCGTGCTTGCTGGAACCGTGATATACATAACATTAGTTATTGGAATCACTAGCATGTCTATGTATTATTGGAGCCCCTCCAGGTTGAAAGATCTGAAAGAGAGAGGCTACAAGCTCAGATTCATGAGCCTTGAAGAAGCGAACGCACAGGCAGAAGGCAACAAGCCTACAAGCGCTCAAGCACAAGCTGACAAGCATCCCAGCCACAAGCCAAAGGGCTCAGGCGCAAGCCTTCCCTTACAAGATTAATTATTTCTGATCCAGGGTACAAGCATACCTTCCCCTTATCCGGGGAACGTCCTACCAGAATAAATGTGTTATTCTCATGCTTCACATGAAAGGCTATTTGGTGGGGTGAAAATCTAATTTTGTGTACTGATGTGTACTTTAATTCGACTGTAAAAAAGGTGCTATTAGAATTATAACCCAGTAGATCGGGAGTGCCCAATAAACTACGGTTTTCCAATCTATTCCAAGATATTTTTGTTGTATTTCTTTTAAGCTCACGCCACAAATCCCTTTCGTTTTTCAAGTAGTACACCTCAAGGGTTAGAGCTTGCCAATTATCTTAGGTAGTTTCCAAGTCCCACTAAGTCTTACACCTTTTAAATTTAAAATATGCGTATCTCTATCACCAATCATTCTACTTTCCAAGAGTTGAATTTCACCAAGGTCAAGTTTTTCACCGTTGGGCATTTCAATTTGGACCCTAGCATTCTGGGCCGTTGGTGATATTAGGAATTTATCTAAGTATTGACGTAGTTCTTTCGCTTTCATTCAGGTATTGATATATATCCCATATAAATATATATTGCAACCATGTCTAAAGAAATTGTCAACAAAAAGGCAGCTCACCCACAGGAATTGACAGAGATGCAGCGTAGATTTTGTGAGTATCTAATCATGAATGAGGGTAGGACCACACATCAAGATGCAGCAATAGCTGCTGGCTATGCCCCAAAGAATGCCAGATTTGAAGCGTACGGTCTTATGCAAAACCCAAAGATCCAAAGATACTTGGCTAAAAGAAGCAATGAAGTTAATAGATCTTTTGCAGTAACCAAACACAACTACGTTAGAAGACAACAAATACTATCTCAAAAATTAGTAGAAGAAGGTAAGACAGAAAAAGCAGTAGGGTTTGAAAACCTGATAGGTAAAGCTACTGGGCAATTTGTAGATATACATCTACACGGCAAGATAAGTGACATGACTAACGAAGAGAAGTTAGAAGAAATTAAAAGAATTAAATCTATACAAAGCGAGAGAATAAAAGCTCTTTCTAATTCTAAAGAGTAATCCTCTCCATCTTTTTAATACAACCAATAGGAAAAACATTACGGTCTGAAAATGAAACGTCTTTATCTTCATATGAAGCAAAGGTCCAAACAAACTTGGAAGTTTTTTTGTATATGTATGCGTGTGTTATCATTTTGCTGCATTCGAATTTATCAAATTCTTCGACTGATGCATGGCCTGCATCCCCAGTTATGTCAATCCATTCTAAACGATAAAAATAATACTTCTTCGAACCGATCACGACGTGTTTAAACTTTGATTTCTTCTTACGTTTGGGCATAGGTCTGTATACTCCAGGTTTTATAAAATATAAATCTATAACTAATATTCATATGCGCGCGACCCCTAAATCGTTGGTATTACTAGCTTTTTAATACATTTGTACCAATTGTACCTAATTGTACCAAGGCCTCTTGGTACAAAAATGAACGAATAACTGTTGGTATTACTATCTTTTTTCATTTGTACCAATTGTACCTAGGTTTTAAAAAAAATAAAAAAATAAAAAATTTTTTCATAGAAATAGTGTATACAATGGGTACATGACCAAATTAGCCAATGATTTCCTGTATTTTTTAATCATTTTTTGTATCTTGATCCTTTGGATCTTTGGTACAATTCTCATAATACTGGTCTATTTTCTTCAAGAATGCATGCATGTAGCCTTGAAATTCTTTGTCCGCCACTTCAAATTTTTGAAAGAAGCAATCTTTAGAACACATTAAAATAACTCCAGACTGTATTTTGGTGCCGTATACATAGTTGTGGGCCATGGCGTAAGCTGCTAGCTGTATGAAATAATCATCAATCCACTCACGTTGTTTAGGCTTGTTAGTTTGCTTGAAGTCAATTATACTTTCGCGTCCGTTATAAATTCCTACAACATCAGTCTGACCTGCGTACAACCCAGGGTAATGTATGGTGACCTCTGTGCCCCAGACCTCCTCTAGTTCCCCGAGCCCCGATCCAATAATCACGTCTGCCATGCGCCCTGCTTCCTGGCCCAAGGCGGTGAGGTCTAGGTGTCGTTGATTTTTAATATACCCTTCAAGGTACGTGTGCATGGACGTTCCACGCATTGCTGATAAATCTCTGATTCGGTCGGCACGGTGCTGTCCAACCCTTGCCTGCCAGTTCGCTAAACTTTTACGCTTTTCTTCTGACTGTGTCTGTGATAGAATGGTGGTTACAGATGGTAACTTATCATTACCTATTTCGTAGTGTCTTCGACCCATGACTAAGCTCCTACTGCTCTTTGGGTAAACGAACCTCTGATTCCACTTCATTTTTTATCGCTAGTTATTATCCATCTCAAAGTCGATGTCGCCGGATCAAAGCTATCAAACTTACTACTACATCCTGTTAGCCATAATATAACTAACGCATAAATTACAATATATCCTATATCTTTCATTCTAAATCATCCCACCGTGTTTTTTCTTTTTTCTCCCTGTTATTAATTACGTAGTAGCCAATACCTGCAATAATTCCAATCGCAAATAAACCTACAACGAGCATTCCCATTCCATATTCTACAGTCATTTTTTCTTTTTCTTCTCCTTTCGTTTCCTATTTATTATCTGCTCTACCAAACCATCCGTTGTAGGATTGCCTAGTATAGCTTTTATATTATCCTGCTTCAACTTTGGCAGGTGCAATAATTTTTGCTTTTTCATTTTTTTCCACTTGATTTAATGGCACAGAGCTTGCCACGTTCCCTGATACAGATATCCTGGTCACATCAGAATAAAAAGGTGCAACGTAATGTTTTAACCACGACGGGAATATAAACATATCCCTGTTCTGAGGTATTATCGATTGATAGGTTATGGCTTGTCTATTACCCTCACCATATACAAAAGATAAACTACCTGGACCACCGGATTGACCTTTAAATGTTTTTGCTTCTTCCTTAATTTCGCTAGGAACATCAAGAAATATTACAAAAGATAACTGGTCGGCATGGTCGTGTGGTGGATTATATTCATGTTTTTTCATGAAGTTTACCCATAGAGACGTTAATACGTAGTGTGGTTTAATTTTATATTTTTCATTTTTCCATTTCTGAAATGCTTCATCGTACACACCCAGGATCTGTGCAATCTCCGGCACAAACATACCTTTGTCTTTGTATTCATATTCTTCTTTTAATATTCCTGCGAGCCTATCTGTGTAGTCTTGTTCCTTGACTCTAGATTTAAAAGCCTCATCTAAAAGTTTTTTATGAAACTCTTCTGATATTTTAATATGTACACAACATGGCCCCCAGGTAAATACCCCGTATTGAACCGTTGGTGAATTTATTTCGTTTGTCATTCTGCGTGCATTGCCTCCTTATATTCATTTAAATTAACCACTCTGCCATTAAAAACTTTATTATCTTTTTTAGAATAGTGGTCTATAATTTTTTGTAATTTATCTATTTTAATGTGAGCGTATGGATACAAAGCCATGCATACAAAGTATGCCTCTCTGTGGCTGCATCTCCAACGCCATTGTTTTTTCCAACCCTGGGCTTTTTTAGTTCTGTATCTCTTTGGTGTTACTGTTCCAACACCCAGGACATCACAAACATTCTGTAGCGCAGGTTTGTCAGTCATAGATATTTCTAATCTAATCTGCCAAGTTGGATACGCTTTTTTGTTTCTATCTCTTTTTCTCATGTATTGCTTGTATGATACACACCCTTCACCATCAAAAAGCCCGGCAATATATGCTAATTCTGTATCTTTCATAATACCTTTCCTTTGTTTGTCATAATTTTAATGTTGTTATTTTCTTCCAATAGTCTGTCGTATTCTTTCTCCCAAATTTTATTTTTATCGATTACTTCTCTCAACTTCTTTTTTAATAATTCGTTTTGATTTGTAAGATATTCTATTTGAAATTCTAGGTCGTTTGGACCCTTTGGATTTATTTCCTCTTTCATCTTTATTTTATGTTTAATGCTCATACAATTCTCCTTGTGAATCGCATGCTTCGCAGTCTGCCCATATCTCTTCTTTAGCTAAGTGATAAGGTATTCTTACATAACCATTACCTCTACACTCAGGACAAATAATTTTTTTAGTTTCCTTTTGTTTTAATTCTTCCATTTAACTTACTCGCCTTTTCTTTTACTAAAATGTTTATAGTTTGTGACCTACTAAGTGTAGTGTTGGGTACAATTACTTTTCGTATTTGATCTAGTTTATTGTAAGTCTCATGGGATAACGAGACATTTTTATATTTTGTTATATCAGTCATATGCTGTTATACTCCTTTCTTGTTTATATAAATCATATGGGATTTATCTCATACATTACAATGGGTGTCAATGAAATATTTGTTAATAATGATAATGTGTTCAAACGTTACGGGTACGTGTATGCCGGGCTATGAATGGCCAAAACAATTTGATACTATGTATGGGTGTCTTGAAAGCGGATATAAACAAAGTTTGATAAAACACGAAGAGATCGGACCAAAAGATGTTAACGAAAACGGTATCTATATAAAATTTATTTGTAGAAAAACGGAAACTATTTAACACACTCAGATCCAAACCAAGCATTACCAGATCCATCATTCAACCACCAACGATTTTTTGCATCATCAAAAGTGGCGATAGCTTCTCTATGGTCCTCTGCGAAAGACATACACTCTGCTAGTGTTATCGATCTTGTTAATTCGTAAACTTCCCTGATGTAGGTTCCGTCTACTTTTAAAAGATAGATTATTAAGTGAGATACCATTTCTTCCATCACTTGTCTTGTTCCATATTTCTGCGGCTTCGTCAATTTTTTTCAACAGCATATTTTCTAGTGCCAAACTGCAGTATCTTTTTTAAACCTGGAGCTGACAGCTCAACGCTTACACCATACGGCTGCCATGCTTTTTTCATCAAGTTTAATTCTAATAAAAAACTAGCGTATTGTTTTTGAGTTATGCCTTTTGGTTTTATTGTTATAACTTTTTCTTTCATTTGTTCCAAAAAGTTGTGTTACCAGTTGTTGTGATACTAGTGCCAGTAGTAGGGGCCACACTTCCAGAATGATAGTGATCTACAAACGTTGGACCTCTATTCTCTAACAAATAGATTATCTTATCTTTCAAGGATTCTGATTTTCTAAGAGCGTTCAGTTCATCCATCTTACGTTCGTTGTCTGCTATGTTCTTCACTGTTGCTATATCTTCATTGTGGGCATCGTGCAGGTCATCCATTTCTCTTTTGTGTATTTCTTTTTCATTATGAAGATCTACTTCTGCCTTGTCTAACTGTTTTTGCAACTTGTTATAATCTCTAACCCAACACTTATCTCTATGTGCTAAATCTTTGATTTTATTAATCAATTGCTTTTTGTTTAGCTTTATGTACATCATGTTTTACCTTTCTTTGTTAATTAAGGGCCCGAAGGCCCTTAAATGTTTATTTATTTGTTTTAAAATCTCTAAACACAATAGGTCTAAATTTCTTTAAACCTTGATTATGTTTATTATAGACTTTACTCACTATGTCGACCCACTCTTGACTATTAGTGGCACCTTTAAATTTAGCAGATAATTTCTCTACCTTTTTTACAAAGTGCTCTCTATTAAAGCCATCGTGGCTCATCGCATGCAATAAAGAGTAATAGAAGAAAGTGTTTTTACATTTACTAGAATCTATTTCTGTTAGAATCTTGTTTATGTATTCTATTGTTTCTTCAGACTCTTTTCTGTCTACGACTGAAAATAAACCATGTTCGAAGTCAGTCTCTTGAGACCGTTCTCTTCTAAATGAGTTATTAAGAATAGTAATGGCCACGGAAAATTTATTATTCAAAGAATGTTTTTCCATGAAAGAATTACAATAAATGTAATCTTCATTACCTTTCTCAACCCATTTTTTTAAATGGTTTTTCATAACCCAATTAGAATTATCAGTATTTGCTATACTAATATCATCAGCCTTGAGTTTTTCCGTCACAATGAAACGAATTGGTTTATTCAATTCACTTCTTGCAGCGAATCGGTGTTGCCCATCAAAGATAGGGTACTTACCTTTTTTGTTTTTAGATAAAACAAGTATTGGGATTTCTTTTAAATCCCTTCTCTTAATTTTATCTTTTAAACGATTAACATGTGAACGATTAATATCACGATTGCCCTTAACAAAGTCAAATAGACCATAGTTTCGGGTTTCTTGTATTACGCCCACGCTTTGTATTGCGTTCATGTTTTCTCCTTTATGTTACTCTTTCTATATAGGATAATGCGAGATATTTGTCAAGGCTTATCTGCCCTGACCACGGTATTTTTTATAATTACGTTTTTCTGATTTATTCATACGTTTTTTATGTCTACCTATCTTAGGTTTTGACCGTTCTATGTACGTATTTACACCAAATTTACTCTTCTTCGCCATAATTTCCGAAATAATTATCAACCTCAGATTGTAAAGTATTTTTTGTTAAGTGAGGTATATAACTTATTTTGCCATTAATATGTTGTTCTAAATCTGAACCACAGGTCATACATCTAAAAACTTGTCTGGTTATACCTACCAACATTGTGTGTTCTCCACATGTTGGACAGTTGCCATTAACTATCTCTGTTTGAAATTTGAAAAACTTTCCTGTCATATATTCTTTTATTCTTTATCACTTTATTTTTAAAATGTCTTAGTTGTTTTGCAACTGGGTTTCTTTTTTTGTTGGGCTTTTTCATTTAAGGTGAAGTTTTTTGATACTTTTTTCACCCATGTAGATTTCTGTTTCTGCTTCACTACGTATGCATTTGTAAGATATGTTTGGATTAAATTCACGTTCTGCTACA